TGATAACATTAATGAATGTTTATGATGCTTTTTTAGCAAAAGTAAATGAAGATGATTGGTCACATTGCTTTTCTGAAGAAGATTTAAAATGGTTTTTAAAAGATTGGCGTGCCTTCTTAGATTCTGCCTTGCCTTATTTTAAATTTCCACGTTGTAGTTTAGAAATAGATGAAGAGACATCATCTTTTAAGGACATCAATATGACCCAAGATGAAATTTAGGTTATTGCTACTTATATGAAGTATGAGTGGTTAAATAGAACAGTTGACTCTTGGGAAAATATTAAAACTTAGTATGATGAAAAAGATTTTTCCCAAGCCAATTTACTTAGTAATTTTATGAAACTTAAAACTCAAGCCTTTGAGGAGGCGGCGCATTTAGAAAGAATGTATTATCGCTCTCCTAAGAAAAAATCTTTCCGATATAGTAAATTGGCAGGCGGCAAGAGATAATATGATGATAAATAAACAAGAAATAGTTCATGAAGCCTATAGAGAAAAAATGAAGAAGAAACTCTATGGGCTTCTTCGTGAACGAGAAAAAGATGGCGAATGGGAAAAATATTTAGATACAATTTTAATTGAGTTATAGGGCTATAATGAGGATAATAAGACTATTGATTATTATACCTTATATTCAAAACTTGCGGCTTGCCGCTATTTGTCTTTCAAATACTATCGTAAAACAATTTTTGAGTGTATGAACTTATTTGATAGGATTGATGTGTAATGAGTTATTTTGAAGATGTTTATTTAAAAAGAATGAATAGAGATGGAAATAACCAACAAGAAAGAACTTAGACTAGAAAAGAAAGAGAATTTAATTAGCTTTTTCTTAAGAAAACTGGATATTAGGCTAGACTTTATAGTATTAACGATAAACAAGTTGATATTATTTGTTCTTTATAGCCAAATAAATGGAATGAGAGTAATTTAATTAGTAACTTGTTAATGCCACTTAGTGCCGCGGCCCTATAGACAGGCGATGTTCTTAAAATTCATTAGAAAATTAAGGATAAAAATTACGATAAAATTTGGCTAGTTTATTTTGTTGAAGATAATGTAACTGTAGGTTATTAGCTTTATAAATGTATTTGTTTAGATAGTGAAATTAATTTTACTAATGAATACGGAGATACTATTAAAACAATTCCAGTTAAATTTGTTAGTGCTACAAATTCTTTTATTCAAGATACTTTTTACTAGGGCGGCACAGGTTATAGAGAACCTAATAATAATCGAAGTTTTGTAACAGCAAATTCAGAATTATTAGTAAAAGGAACTTATTTTAATTATGATAATCGTGGTTGGGAAATTTATGGTAAAGATGATATAAGTATTAAAAATGTTGCTTATACTTTTGTTAATGAAAAATTAAAAACAGAAGAAGAGCCACGTTCCTCAGAAGATATATTAGTTGGAGAAGATACTAATTTCTTCTTGAATGGTAGGTGATAAAATGGATTCAAAAGTTAAATATGGACAAGAACTAGGCCCTAATTTAATAAAAGTTGCTAAAAAATTATTAGCAAATTAGAATTTACTAATGCTTTTAGAAAATACAGATTTAGACCCATTAAATAAAGAAAAACACCCATAGGAATTAGACGGATTAAGTTTCTTAAATAAATTAGTTAGAGTAACTCCTTTAATTACGACAGAGGATTAGACAACAAAATCAAAAATTGTTCTAATGTTTGATGAAGGGGTGATTTCTTCTGCTAATCCAGATAATGAGAATATTTCTCTTTTAGTTAATATTTTTTGTCCTTTTAAAGAATGGCTAATTGCGGGCGACACAATTCGACCTTTTGCTATAATGTCCGAGGTGCGGCAGTCCTTATAGGATAAAAGAATTAATGGTTTAGGGGAAATTACTTATGAAGGTTTTACTTTATCAAATTTAACTGAAGAAATGGGTTCTTACTCAATGAGGTTTAATATAAATGCTTTCAGCTAATCAAATTGAAGATATAAAACTTTAGGCTTATTTAGGTAAGCCTAGTGTTTTACCTGGTGTATGTCATGTTTATCCCAAGACAATATCAGAAATCGTAGAAATGGGTGTTAATAATTATAATGGTAAATTAGGTTTACTACTCTTAACCGAAACTCAAATTGTTGCAATTATAAAAGAAAAAACTGGTAAGGAAGTTCCAATTGAAGAAATTGAGCCACTTAGTTACTTATTAATGAGTGCTGAATAGGATGATACGTTTTTATTAGAACTTCAATCTGTCTTTTCTACTTTTATAAAGGAAGAAATTCTACTTCTTCCAAAAATTAATTCTATACTAATAGGCAAGCCAGAAGAGCGGCGACTTATAACTTCTAAGAACTTTAGAGATTTTTAGGATATCTTAAGAATTTAGAATAAAAGGGATATGGAAGAGCCGTCACCAGAAGATGAAAGTCCTGGTCAAAGGAAAATGCGACTTTTAAGAGAAAAAGTAGCAGCTGTTAAAAGAAAATAGGCATAGAAAAAGAATGGTGAGGGGCAATCTTTACTAGACTTATTGGAAATAGCAGATGTCTTTGGAATAGATGTACAGAAATGTACTTTATTTTCTTTTTATAATCTAATACGTCGGTACTAGCTAAAGGAAAAATGGGATTAGGATATTCAAATGCTATGTGCTGGCGCAGATGGTAAAAAGATGAAAACAAAATATTGGGGTGAAAGCTCCAAAGATGAATAAGGAGGTTAAGAAAGATGGCTACTCAAAACCTTTTTGAAAAGTACGGTATTAAGGAAGTCGCAGACATTACTTTTTCCCGTATTGAGAAAAAAGAAGAAACATATGAGTCTCAGAGAAAAATCGCCGCAAGTTCAATCTTGAGAGGCGCACTCGAACTTAGAGATGTTTACCCCATTGTTGATGGAGCAGGTGAGGAAGACGGTTTTAAGGCGTATGTCTTTACAGATGCTACTATCAATAGAGGAACTAACTATGATTGTGATGATTCTCAGACATTAGAGACAAAAATTAAAATCACTTATACAGAGTCAAGAGATAGCTTAGAAGGTAATGACGAAATCTTTGAGAAAGGCGTAGTTCCTTATATTAAAGATAATTTTGTTACTATCTTTAAAAACGCTTTCAGTTCTGAAAAAGGCGAGGAAGTTTCGACTGGTACAGATGAAGATAGCGCAGTATCTCAGGGCTTCACAGTAGAACTTAGCCAAGCAAAAGAGACAGAGACTGGTGTAACTTATAGTTCAACAAAATTAGCAGATATTCTTGCTAATGAGAACGTTGAGGTTACAGTAGAGTCTGACGATATTGTTATTGATAAGTCTACAATTGATGAAATTGATACAGAGGAAGTTGAGGTAGACGATAAAACAGTTTATAATTCTGTTGGTACTTTCTTAGTAAATGCTAAAGTTACAATTAGTAATAAAGAAGAGGAAGCAACTGGTGTTTACAATAATACAACTTCAACAACTCCAGACCCAGATTATGAAATCGGTACACATGAATATAGTTATGCTGAACAAATTTGTATGCTTTTTGCTAAGAGACAGAATATTATTTCTAAAACTGGTGTAAGATACATATTTGAAAACGCAGATGATATTTTTGGTGAAATTACTTTCGATGATAATTTTGCGGCAGCACCTTATTCTACAGAACAGATTGTAGTTGTAGGTTTAGTTGGAAAATTTGACGATGGTACATATGATATAGAAGAAGTAAATGATGTTATTAGTCAGCTTAAGGATTCCGTAGACGCTAAGGCTTATGATGTAGTTTATAATGACTATGCTGAACTTGTAGTTGAAGACGAAATGGGTTATTATAATCCTAAATTCTTAGGTAGAGATTATGTAAAACGTAAGGGTGTAGGTCAGATTACTTTCTTTGGAGAGAATGGCTATGAAAAGTACGTTGGCACAGATAATGTAGATAACGCAATTGATGACGCAGTAATGTGGAGCGATGGTGTACATTATAGTATTAACGATGCTATTGATGCTTTGAGACAGAAGAAATTAATTCTTGACGCTAGTGAATCTAACGGCACAGCGGGTATTGACTCTATCTTTGGCGGCTATAAGGTTGCTTCTGAGGAAACTCCAGACGCTGGAAAAGAAGATATTGTCAAGGATGGTTATACTTCAAACACTTATAAATATGGTATTGATAATGCAGGAACATTAGCAGACGCTACTGACGTTAAGGGAGAAGCAGTTACTTCTGAATATCCTTTGGCAGATGTTACAGACGCAGTAAATGATATTGGACGTTCTGGTGCGGCATTTGGTAAGGCTCTTAGAGTCGATGTAGCAAATGGCGGCAAGTCTTCTAATAGAGCTATTTATATTAAGGTAGATGGTTCTGTAGATACTTCGGCTGGTGCTTATATTTACTTACTGAGAAATAAAAACTTTAAGAAGCTTTCTCTTGATAAGGAAGGTATCTTTAAATTTACAGATAAGAAAGGCAATGTTCTTTATTATCAGGATAAGATTTTCAAAGGTGTTGAATATCTTGCATTAGTAATTCTTGGAGATAAGGGCTTAATCTTTGTTGTTAATCGTCACGGTACAAGCAATACAAACAAAATTGCTTGGATGGTAAATGATAAGGGTTATGTAACTAACTCTTAGGCTAAAACACTTGTTGCTAATGGTATTATTCATACAACTGATATTACTGTTAATAACGAGACATTTGAAGCTACTTGTACAGTAGGTAGCTTAAAGCTTCATAAGACTAAGAAAACAACTAACAGATATGTACCTGTATTGTTCTTAGATTCAATGAAGGTTACAACTCTTGAGCAGACAGCAGAGGAAACTTATGCTACTGGCGGCCGCGGCAACGCAAACTTAATTGGTTGGGACTATGGTAAAGAAATTACTCTTAGCCTTGAAGATGCTCTCTTCTCTCCCGCTTCAATGAGTGCTGTATTTGGTAGTTATGAGGGTTCTGATTTCCGTAAAGGAGTTAAAGATGTTAAAACTATTGATAGAACAGAAAAGGTAACTGCTAAGAGAAGCTTCATTGTGCCTGCAGGCAACCAAAACGGTGTTCCTTCTGAGGCAGATAAGACTGCACAGGCAGTATTCCTTGACCCAGCTACAATGGAGCCATACCAGGACGGTACTCCAATTGCAGAAGGAGAAGTGTTCTTGAAATGGACTCGTTCTGTTGCTTATGAGGGACAGTCAATCGGTAATATGATTGAAATTTCTGCTGATAAGTTCCCTGGTATTTATAAAGTTACTGGAGAGACTTATATTAGAAATAAGGAAACTGGTGAAGACCAGAGATTCCAGTTTGTTATTCCTCAGTTCAAGATGGGTTCGGAGCAGTCAATTACTCTTGAAGCAGATGGAGATCCAGTGGTAAACGTACTATCAAATGCCACTGTAAAAATTGCTTAATTGCTGGAAACCCCTTAGAGCCTAATAAACTACAACGTAAGAAGCAATTCTAAGCGTGAATGTTTAAAAATTATTAGGATTGGGCAATCAGCAGCCAAGAATCTAAAATTAGATTAAGGTTCAACGACTAACCGTGATGAGTGTAGCGGTGTAGGGCTTAAGTAAGCTCGAAACAGCAATCACAGAAATGTGAAGATATAGTCTCAACTTCTATGGAAACATAGAGAGCGGATTAACGACCCGCGTAAGAAAATTGGTTTGATATGAATGGTACTGTTCTTCGTCCTGATGATGGAGTAATGGTCAAGTTCATTCAGTACGACGTAGTAGAGAATGAAGAAGAGAACGATGGTTCTACAATGGTTAAGGGTACAGAAAACCTTAACTTACTTGATGACGCTGAATTATTTAAAGTTAGTGCAGACGGTGACGATGAAGAGTCGTATATCGGAGCAACTGAATATTAATATAAGCTAATGAAATTGGCTATTGAATTTAATAGTTCAATAGCCAATTTTTTCTAATAAAAATAAACTCGTGAGGTGAAGGAGTTTGAATATTTTTGACCAATATGGTATAAAAGAGGTTGCCGAAGTAACTTTATATAGTATTCATAAAAAGACAGACGGCAGCGGCGATGTTTATTATATGCCTGCTTTATATCTTGATACTTTAAAGGTTTCCACAATTGAGAAAACCGCAGAAAGCACTTGGGCGCAAGGCGGCATTGGTAATTCTAGACTTATTAACTGGGATTATGGTAAAGAAATCAATATAACACTTGAAGATGCACTTTGCACGCCTGCTTCTCTTGGTTTATGCTGGGGCGGCGTTTTAAGTGCTGATTGGAATAATGCTACTGTTGATATTAATTCAGAAGCTTGTTTCTGCCAAAATCCAGTTGAAAGGATTGATAGAATGGAAAAAGCTTTTTATCCTAGAAGTAGCAATGAACCCAATGAGCATGTTATTAGTAATTTGCTCCCCGCTACAGAAGAAGATAAGAGTGAGATTAATGAGTACTTAGGACTTTTACCTAAGTCTTAGGTAGTAGATGGTACAAGAGTTCAAGGAACAGGACAGGTTCTTGGACATAGTTATAGATGGAGATTAGTAATTGAGTCTGGAGTTCGTTCAGTAGCACAAGTTCCAGATAGATTTTTTGATACAGAAGGACGTAGTTATCCTATTGCTTGGAATTCTAAAGTTTCTGTATTTAATGGTGAGGCACCAACAGATAGTAATTTTAAAGACGCAATTATTTATAAAATTAATAAACCAGAAAATACGATTAAGCCAGAGCCTTATATTATTTTTGACGCTTGGATGGACAATCATGATGGAACTGGCTCAGATGGAGCGACAATTAGTTTACAAGAATATTTGAAATCATTTGACTATAATGCTTCTACAGAAGGTACTCTTGTTTCTTCGGAGGATAAAGACGATGCTAATGCGGCACATAATGTTAAGTTGATTAGTGACGACGAAACTGAAACAAAGACAATTGGAGAATGTGATTATCTTGCTATTGTTGTAGACAATAATGATATTTACCATGCTTATGTAGGTAAGGATTCTGCCGCGACTTCAACAGATGACGTTAGAACTTCTACAGATAGTAAAGTTACTTGGTATATTCCTTCAAAAAATGTTGTTACTTCTCAATTTAAAGGCTTAGATATGTGGTTAAGATTTTCTAGTATTAATGCTTTGATTTATTTTATTCTTACGAAATATAATCAAGATATTTTAAGTATTGTACCAGTAAAGAGAAATGAAGACGCAGTTTCTAAGGTTAATGAAGGTAAAACAACTTTAACTGATTATGACCAGAATTCTAACGATAATGAAAAACTTGAAGGTAGATTATGGGCTTATGTAAATCCTCGTACTATGAAGCCTTACGATGATGATTATTGGTTCCATCAGTATGAGCCTTATTATGTTAAATCTGTAACAATTGCACCAAAGGGTAAGAAGATTAGAGGTAATCAAATTACTATTAAAGCTGATGAATGGCCTGGAATGTATATGTTCGTTGGAGAAACTTACATTAGAGATAAGGAAACGGGAAAGGATGAACGTATGTAGATTACGATTCCGCTCTGTAAAGTTAAATCAGACTAGACTTTAACGCTTGAAGCAGAAGGAGACGCAACAACGTTTAATCTTGACCTTGAAGTTGCAAAACCTCGTGGCGGTGCAATGATGTCAATGAAATCTTATGAGATAGCAACTAAAATGGTGAAAGACCCTGATACTGGTTGCTACTATGCAATAGATGGCTCTTCGGAAGTGTTGAGTGATTAATAAAAAGGAGGCGATTAAAAAGTGAACCTATTTGAGCAATATGGTATTAAAGAAGTTGCAGATGTAACTCTTTATGGCATTACCTATGACAAATATGAAAACGAAGTTTACATACCCGTAA